CATCCCTTACCACTTTTAATAAATCGTTTCATCATATCAATATGTTTTTTGCTGTGGTGTTTGCTATGTGTTTTAAATAAACTTATTTCTTCTTTCTTTAATGCTCTTGGTTTATTTTCTCTAATTGTTATTTTAACACTTTTAGATTTCATATATAGTATATTTAGATATTTTTACAACATTACATCATCCACAGCACCAATCCAACCTTCGCTTCGTGCGGGTCTTGAACCTCTAATCATTTGACCGAATTGACCGCTTCCTTTTATATTTCTGATATTAGCAGGTGATTTAGGCACAGATTTTTTAAGTAATCCTAAACGCTGACCTGCTGATTTCAAACCTTTCATTAGTTTCCCCGCTCCCGATTTTATACCTTTCATAATTTTTGGAGCAGATGCTTTTATTCCTTTTATTAATTTTGGTGCTACTGATTTAAACATTCTACCGATTGTGCTAAAAAATCCCATTATAGTTTTATATTAGAATTTATTTTCAAAATTACATTTCTTTTATTTTTTGTTTTTTTTTGATTATATCGTTTATCGCCTTTTAAAAATTTACCCTTGAAATCATTAAATGCTACATAAGGTAATGGTGCTATAACATCCTTTAAGTTATTCATATATTATATTATTAGATTTTATTATATACTGTTTCACTCATATTTTTTGAATGTAACATTTCTTCTGCTAATTCTTTTTTATCTTCATTAGTCATTTTTTTATTATCGTATTTATGAGAAATATAAATACTTCTTAATAGACTACTGCTGATACTCTTATCTAAATTATTCATAAATATTTTTTGTAAATATTTTGTAAGTCCATTTTCAGTCATAGGTGTCCCGCTCTGTGGATTAATCAGTAATGTATCATTTTTAGAAATTTTGACCCACTTATGAATTATTCTCCTTAATTCTTTATCCTTTACAGGTATAATTTTTTTACCCCCTTTTTTTGAAGTTTTATATTCATTTAATTCAAAAAACGGGTAATCTCTGCTCTGAACTACAAAATAATTTTTATCTTCTTCTCGTTTAAAATCTCTATTAACAATTTTCATATTAGAGAAATCATTTCTTAATGGAGGAAACGGAATACCTGAATATAAATATAAAACTAAATACTGTTGTATTAAATCTTTTTGTTTATTAGTTAAATCTTCAATAGGTTTTGTAAATAATCGTTCTGTATCTTTTTTGTATTTTTTAACTAATTTCAATACTTCTTCATATTCAATCCAATTCTTTTTTTGGTTTTCATTTTTTTTATTTTTATCATAATTTTTTTGGACTAAATCATTTAATTTCATCATTTCAGCATTATACTTTTCATTTAATTCTTTACCTTTGATATTTTTGATTAAATTAACAATAGCAACTAAATAATTTTTTTTAGTTGTATCTTTATAATTTTCATTTAAAATTTTCATTATATTATCAAAATTATCTAAAAAATCCAAATTCTGTATAGTTGTATTGCCTTTTACCAATTTATGTAATTTATTAAGACTTGTTGTATATGCCTTTAAAGAAGTATCGCTTATATTTTTTTTATTGGATTTAATAATTTCGGCAATATCCATAATTATATATTATAATATATATTTGTTTTTAGATTTGTTATAGTTTTTGTCATAATAATTGGATAAATTTGGCAATTATTATATATATATATGCCAATTTTAGGCAAGGAGCATATTAGGAGAAACACTATCAAATGCCAAATTTATCCAAGAACAACAATCCATAATTTCAGATTGTAATTTGATGTAAAAAAAAATATTTTTATTTGGGATAAATTTGCCAATTATTTATATTATATTTGCCAAATTTATCTCAAACCTTATTCATTAAATCTAAATGTTTTTTAGTTTTCTTATGTCTTGGTAAATTATTACGATTAACAATACAACCACATTCACAATCCACTTTTTCACTATTAAATTCAACACTTCGTTTTATAAATTTTTCTTTATTTTTTTCATAATTTTTTTTATCATAAATTTTTTTTTTAACTTTATATTCTTCTGTTTTAAAATATTCTTCTAATGTCCTATTAGGCACATTAATATTAATACATTCACAATTTTCAATATAATATCGTTCTCTATTTTTTAATTCATAAATATCATTACAATTAACATTTTCAACTAATTCAATATAATAATTATTATTTTTGAATATTTCAAAACTACTTGTATATCCTTTATTATTTTTAATCCAATCATTATATTTTTGTATATGATGTTGTAATCTTTTTGATAAATACTTTTCAGTTGTTGAACCTATATAAATATTACCATTTGTATTATCATATATTTTATATATTTTGGAGTTTTCATAATCAGGCATTTTATCTTATTTTATCTTATTATTAAAATCAATTTAAATACTTTAAATACCTTTTAATATTAATTGGTTGAAATTTTTAAAGAGACGCTTAAATTTTGGTAGTTGTAAATTAATAAATAAGAAATTGTGTGGTGCGTCATAAACATAATTAAATAATTGTTCTCCTTCTTTTTTGTCTAACGGTGTAAATTCATCCCTAACTATCTCCTTTTCTGCCTTTGTGCTTTCAAAGAAAAACACCTGATTTGCCTGTGAGCGTATTGTAAGTGGGATACTTTTTACTTTCTGTGAAACTATCCAAATTGCTACACTTGAATTACGCCCTAAAATATGTCGCCCGTTCATCACTAATTTTCTGAATACTCCTAATGCCCTGCGGTTTGTGTTGATGTAATTTATTGCGTCGTCAAGGATTATAAGAACTCTATGCGGGTCATCTTCTTCACCCTGTTCTTTTTCACCTTCAATAATATTTTGTAAAATATTTTCAAGAGGTTCTGTATCCAAACTAATAATTTTATTTTCAGGTAAATTCAAATCCATAGTATCACTTGGAGAAATATAATAAACACTATTAAAAACATTATTATACAAATTATCTTCATTTGTTCCATTCAATAATGTTTTGATTAATGAAGATTTACCACTTGCTGGTAATCCAATTATTAAAGTTAAATTAACATAATTAAGAAAATCACTCAAATTCTCGGGTCGTCCTGCTGTATGAAATTTTGCCCCTTTTGCTTCAATTCCACTTTCCCGTTCTATAATTTTCATTCTATAATATATACTCATTTTTTTTTATTTCTTTTTTATTCATTAATATGTTGAATAACTGTTTATTTTTCTCCTCTACTTGTTTAATATTATTATTTGTTTGAAGACTTCTAACATTTTGTGGAGTTAGATTTGAATTTGGGTCAAATATGAATTCTACAATAAGAATTAATGTATATGGTATATTGTTAAAATCTACAACATTATCCTTATTATCTGTAAAATTTATCTCTATCCGCTTAATACTACTTGCTGGTATTTGGTGTTTAAATGGATTAGCATCGTCGTCAAAATATAATATACTATTGGGGGATAAATCAACAGGGACTAATAATAATTCACCTGCTCCTCCTATTTTTGCTCCCGCTGTTGATACAATATTATCACCAACCAAATTACTTTTTATATGGAGACTATCCAAACCGTCTGCTAAATCCACTACATAATCACTTACAGCAGTAGTGCTATTAGTAAATGTTTTATCGCTGTCTGCGGAGAAACCCAATACTCTTAATAATGATAAATCTTTATTTGCTCCTGTATTCCATAATAGTTTTGTATTAGAAACATTTGTTCCACTTTTTATTAAAAATGAAACTTTTGAAGTATTATCATCATATAAAATTTCATAAACATAATCAAATGTGGAGGCACTTTCCATTTTAGTTTTAATACTTTTTAATAATTCACTAATATTGTAATTACCGTCATCAACTGTTATAACATAAGTATTTGTTGAACCTAAACTATTAGTTTCAGTAATATCTAATTTACTGTTTTTTTGACCTAATGAAATACAATAAAAACTGAATGGTATAAATGCCTTTTTTAAATGTAATAAAATAATCTCATCCTTTCTTGCTGTTATTTCTTTCGTTAATTCAAAAAATTTATGTCCGTCCTTTGTTCCTCCCATAATTGTTCCATTAGGTGAATTTAAGATAATTTCTATTGGTTGTCTTGGGATATAATTAAATTTCCTTTGTTGATAATTGTTATTATCCATATATTATTATAATATATATTTTAAATACTTTTTAAATTTATTCCATTTGTGGTTCTTCCATTTGAATTTCTGCTTCATCACCGCTCCCGTATGCTTCTCTCATCGCTTCATCTGCTCGTTGTCTTGATGAACCTGCCCTTCTTTCATAAAATTCTTGTTCTCCTCGTTGTATTGCGTCTAGTAAATCTCTTTGACTTTGTTGTGCTATTGAACTATCCCTAAATCCTCTTAATTCTTCACTAACTTTATCTTGAAGTCCTGTATCCTGTCTTAATTGTCGTTCTTGTGTTCTATCTCTAAATGAATTATATGCTTGTCTATTTCTTCTTGAATTTGAAAAAACTTGTGCTTCTGTTAATTGTTGTGTAGGTTCAACTGTTTCTGTTTGTGTATCTTCTTCTCTTCTGTTTATCTGTTCTCGTAATTGGTTTATTCTTTGTCGTCCCATTAAATAATTTGCTCCTAATCCTAATAAACCTGCTCCAAGAACAGGATTAGTTATTACATTTAATCCTCTTCTTAAATAACTTTCTGTATCTTCTCTTGGTGGTTGAACCACTCTTGGTTCTTCTGTTGGAGGCGGAGGAGGTGCTTGTGTTGTTGGAGGCGGAGGAGGTGCTTGTGTTGTTGGGGGAGGCGGAGGTGATGCTTGTTCTCCACTTGGATTAAATGCGTTTGTCCCACTTGGTCTATTACGATTTAATAATCTTGTTAAGTAATCATACGCTTTTTTAGCACCCGCACTTGTAGCATCATATACAGTTTTCAATCCTCCTAATGTTTGTATATCTGTTTGTATTGATTGACCGAAACTTTTACCTGATTTATATATATTATCTATATCTTCCCAAGACAAAGTTTCATTATTATATTTATCTTTCGCATTTGATAATTTTGCTTTAAAATTATTATAATTTTCAACAACAGAAGAAGATTTTAAATCTTGCTCTACTGCTTTTGATAATCGTTGTCCTATTGTCCCTATTTCTGCTGTTGTTCTTGGTAAAGGTTTTTGTAATAACGACATTAACCTATTTATATCAGTCATAGATTGTGCTGTATCCACTTTTCTATTAATATCTTGTTGAATTTGTTTAAATTTTTTTGGGTCTTTTGTTCTTTTCTTACGACCTTGAAGATATTTTTTAGATAATTCTTTTAATTTTTTTTTAAGTTTTTTTATTTCTTCTTTATCCTTTTTGGATTTTTCTACCATATATTTTATTAATATATTTTTTTGGATAAATTTGGCAATTATATTATATAAATTTGTCAAATTTATCTTATAGCATTACCTATACCTCGTGCTAATCTTTTAACACCACCCTTAATACCTCTGCCTACTTTTTTAGCACCGCCTCCAACAACGCCTAATGGGATTAATGATAATCCAGCAAAACCTGTGTCTAATGCTGTATCTAAATCACCGCTTCTTAATTTACGCTGTTTTTCAGGCGACCCTGCTAATTCTTCTAAATATCCTATACCTGAAACAGGAGCAAGTGCTATATCAGTTATTAAACTCTGTGGAGATAAAAACCCCGCACCTCCCATCTTTTTCGCAAGTGGGTCTTTGGATTTAATAAATTCAGCGGGTTTCTGTAATGCTCTACCAACTGTTCTTAATCCTCTTTGAAATCCTTTTTTAAATCCACTTCCAAATTGTCGCTTAACTCCCTTTGCTACTTTTCCAGCACCCGATTTAATGCCTTTTACAAGTTTTTTTACAGGATTAGTAATAAAATCAAAAAATCCCATTATACTATTACATATTATTTTTTTTTTTATTCATTAAATATTTTAATTTAAGTTTATCCTTAATTTTTTGATAATAAATTTTATTTAATACTTTTTTCTCTGTTGGACTTCTGATTGGGGCAAAAACATTCATATTTGGTGTTAAATTTTCAATCCAATATTTTTCTCGCTCTCGTAATTCATTAACAGTTGTAAAATCAGACTTTTCTAATACAAATAATTTTATATCACCAACTCTATCAAAAAAATATTTACCCTTTGAATTCCAAGCACAGCGACCCGTTCTTATATCGTAGCGGTGTTCGTGTAATCGTTGTTGTAAGTTTAATCGTTTAGTTGAACCAATATAACACATTAAATCATCTTCGGCAAAACATAATTTATATATTGTTCCCTGAAAACAATTATTTTCAGTATTTTCTCCCATTATATATAAATGTAATTTAAAAAAATTATAAATTAACCGTAAATTAATGTAAATTCAACTAATGATAAATTTAATGCTTCTTAAAGATATGCTCGTAATTGATAAATGTATTTTTTTTTGGATTATATCTAATATCCTCAATAAAATTCCATTCTTCCTTATCCCACATTATAATTGGTTTTAATCTTTTCATTAAAATTGTGAATTTTTCTATTTCTCCCTTTAAATATTTACTTCTTGAAACAACGCCTGTTCCTAACTCTTCATTATCCAGCGGGTTCGGGATACAAAACCTATTTTTCATACTAAATTTAAAATAAATTTCGTCGTCAGTAATTGAATTATCCGTAATAATATAAATATTAAATTGTTTTGTATTAATACATAAATTATATCTATCAGAAGTATCCCATATTTTTAAGGTTTTAGGACATACTTTATCAATCCTACACAATCTCAAACACATAACACCTTGATTATTTTTAAATTCATAAATTACTCTATAATTATTTTTTTTCGCATTTTTCAATAACTCAATATTATCATAATAAGTATTATGTCTATGGAGAATATCCATACAACGCACAACGGGCATATTAGATATAACTAATTTATCTAATAAACATACCCCCCATAGATAATAACCTACAAAATCCCAAGCGTCGCCTTTATGTTCTTGAAATACATTTCTCTCCAAGAATTTATATGTTGTTTTATATAATTCTTGTTGAATAAATTTCCATATATCAGTTGTAAGAATATCAAGAGAAATCTTGTTTATCTTACCCCTATTAACAAGTTTCACAAGATATTTATACACTATGAATAACGGTTGAGATTTTGAAACTATCCATTTGGAGAAAACCGCATAATCGTATATTGCCTGTTGAAGAATACAATTTTCATTCAAAGGTAATTCATTCATTTTTGGATATTCAACAAACAGCATTCTTTTTTGTTCTTCTGTGTCGTGAATATAATTCATTTTAGTCTTAATACATACCCTAAATATAATCAATTTTAAGTTTTGAGCGTAATGGGCGTGTATAATGGATAGTTAGGGATATTTTTGGCAATTTTATATATATTATGTGTCAAATTTATACATAGTGGCGGTCATTATGTAGCGGGAGGGGGTTTTAGGGGAGTGTCTATGAGTGTGTAAGC